CTCCCTTTGCTTTTCCTTTCGACGATAGGGCTGCTCCAATATTCTTCCGATCTACACCAGTCTTTCGTAAATAGATAATCTTGGGCGCAGCTCTCTTTGCTTTCGAAGAGGGTGGTGGATAGAGGGTGCTTCCAGTAGGTTTTTCCGCACTGGTAGATTGCTTTGGTGTGCATCGACCGTTCTCCTTTTCCAGCGCTTCGCGCCATGCTTTGGTGAGCTTGTCGAACCCTGCACGGAAGCTCTTTAGCTCCTGATGTTGAAACAATTTGTTCTCGTCCACGGTCAGCAGGGCCTTGATTAGGGCTTCGCCTTGGCGACGGGTGAGCCGGTTGTTTTTCTGTAGCCGTAGGCGGGCGGGGGGTTGGTTAGGCACGGGCAGCGTCCTCTCGCAGCTGACGCTTACCGTCCTGACGCACGGTCTTTTGGTGGCACTTCTTCCTCCAGCGGAGGTGCTTCCACCACTCCTTGGGGCGTATGCCGCCCTTACCTTGCGACGCTGATGCCATTACTCATCCTCCTGCTCGCTGGCACGCTGTACCGCCATGGGCCGACCGAGTTCGCGAAGTGTGTCGCGAATCATGGCTTTTCCTGCGGGAGAGACCAGCGGGTACAGATCTGCAAGTGTGTCGAGGGCTATTTCAAGGTCCTGTTCTGCTTCGATGTAGAGGAACTTAAAGTCTTGGACTTGGTTCATGGCTGGCCTCCTGGCGACCCCTAGCATAAAAAAAGCCCCACCGACCTGTGGCCGATGGGGCTGGGTGCTTAGGCTGCTTGTGCTTTACGCAGCTGGCTAAGCATGTCGTTGACTTCGTCTTCCTGCTTCTGTGCATCGAGGCGCTCGCGGATCTCCTCCATGAGCGGCATGGCCTCGTCGAAGCTGTTGCACACCTTGTCGACGTACCAGTTACCGTCGTCGTCGCGGGTGCGCTGCTCGAAGTGATACAGCGGCTGAATGTCCGTGAGGTAGGACATCTTGTCGCTGAGGATGGAGTGCAGGTTGTTGAGCGACATGAAGTCGTCGTCAACGAAGACCGGGATGTGGTCGTTGGTGCAATAGACACCGACCAGCCCGGCTACTTCCTGCGAGAAGTCCTGACCGTTGCCGTACTCGGGACGCTCATTGGCAACGTGGAGACGTCGCGCTGCCCAGCACACACCGTTCATGAGGGACTGAACGAAGGAGAGGAGCCGCTCGGGCTTGAACGGAGGCTCGTCGCCAGCGGTGCCAAGCTCCAGCAGCTTGCGGTTGGCGTCCTGGCGCATGCGCTGCACACGTACAAAAGTGTGAACGATCTGCTCCAGCTCGTTGTCGCCAGCCTGCTTGAGGATGAAGCGGGCGATGTCGCCGTTGACGGTCTTCTTCTCGGAGAGAGAAGCGAGGACGGAGGGGATGAAAGATTGGTTGATCGTGGTCATTGTCATTTGTCCTTTAGTGAATGGTAAGTAGTTCGTCGAGCGTGTTGGAGGGCGTGTCTGCCCATCCGTGGTCACCGAACGCTGACTCTAGGTCAACGTCCTGTGATTCGTGGCCCATGAGCTGGTGCTCATGGTCCGTGAGCCAGTCCCAGTGCTCGTTTTTGAGGTTCAGGATCTTGTTCATTGGTTGGTCTCCATTTGGTCGTCTAGATCTTCAAGAGTGCTGTCCAGATCGAACAGCAGAGCGATGAACAGAACGTTCAACAACGCTTCGGCTGGGTACTCCCGAACGTAGTTGAATGTACGCTTCAAGAGCGACGGTTCGTGGTCAATGATCATTGGTTAGTCCTCTCTGGTTTGCAGCCCAATCGGCTGCTTTAACTAATACCTCGCCATGGCAAGCTTTGGGGGCGCAAAAGCACCCAAGCGTTTTGCCCTGCAAGCTAGCAAGCTGTGCTATGAAAGGGGCACCTTCTTGGCGAATTCTTTGCCAAAGATGGCGTCTGTATTTAGCTATGACTTCTCCCCTCGTCCCATCCCTATTTAGGACAAAAGGATTGCCCCAAGGACTTGGGCGCCCTATGTACACATCGAATGGCTCACGCTTGCAATGGACAACCTTACTCATGGCATTCACCTCTTACTCTACCGAGCCTCATTGCTCACAAACGACCCCGACCGCGACGCCAGAATGGCGGCGCGCCGTTCGAAGTACTGACTCTCATCTTGGGAGATGTCGCGAATCGCAGCCAGGTGGTAACGGAGCTGGCTGAGCTCGTAATCGTCAAGCGCTTCGATGGCGTTACACACGCTCCGATAGATGAGATCGAAGGATTGATGAGCAATCATTGATAGCTGCTGGGGGTCGTGGGTCATGATTATTTGTCCGTGGTGATTGCGTAAAGGTTCGTGGTTCGTTGTTCAAGGACCCAGGTTTGGTCCTTGGAGTTGGTGAACCGAGCGTTGGCTAGGACACGCCTCCAGACGAACTCATACAGGTCCTTCCATGCGGCTTGAGCCATCTCTAACGCTGCGTCTTCTGACGGGTCGTCGTAGGTGTCGACTTCGTCGATGTAGTCCGGGCCCTGGATGAGCACTTCTATGTCTCGATCTGAGACGCCCCAGTCTGGTGCGTGGTGATAGAGGGCGAAGATTTGGGGGACAGACGCTGCGTCTGAGGATTCGATGAGCGTGGTCCGTTGGTGGTGGTTCATGGTTCGTTCTCCGTGGTTTTTGGTTAGTGGTTACTAACTAAAGGGTCAAGTTACGTATCTAAAGCTAGAATCAACATTAAGTGTGTACACTGTGTGTCCCCATGTGTGTCCCCATGTGTGTCCACTTAAGTTATTGATTTCTTTAGTGTGTGTCTTGTGTGTCCCCTTTTTTTACGAAATTAAAATTTTGGAAGGTTATTTTTTTCAAAGTACGTTCTGTTTTCTGAAGGCGTAAAAACAGGACACACAGGACACACAGGACACACATTAGATGTTTCCTGTTAGATATCAAAGACTTAAGTGTGTGTCCAAAACGGGCCTGTTTCGGACACACATTTTTCAAACGTGTACACACCCCACGAGCCGGAGACGCTGTCAATCTCTGGGGAGACGACGGGCCATGGGCCGTGGACCGTTGTTCGTGGCTGACGGCTGGCAAACACTGGATATAAACGCAGTGATCGCGATGCCGGCGAAGGTGAACATGAAGAAGTGGATACCGAGCTGTTGCCATTCGAGAAGGTTCATTGCTTGTCCGCCTTGTGGAAGGTAATTTCGATCTCTCCGTCGAGGATCTCGTCGGGTACGAGCTCAAGGATGACTGCCGTTACTGCGAGGATGCCGATAAGTTGTAGTGCGAGCATTGGTGATCTCCTTATTCGTGGTAAGAGGCGTGAAGTTCGTCGGTCATGTCGGCCTCTCCGTCCCACTCGGCCTGATCCTCGGCGATGCAGTAAAGCTGCTCGTCTAGCGGCAGGTCTTCGAAGCGGACCGGGGTCCGTGTTTCGTTGTCCGTGGCCCGTTGGCCACGCTTGGCGAGGCCGACGACGGTGTCAACGGTGCCGGTGACAACTGCGTAGGGGAGTGCGACGGCGTAGATTGCTGCGGTCTTGATATGGTTGAACATTTGGTAAGTCTCCTTAGTTAGTGTTCACTAACCTACCCGACCCCCGTTGCGAAGCAAAAGGGGTTACTGAGGAACAAGGTTCCGGGTAAGTGATCAGTTACAAGGTTCCAAAACAGCGATTCCGGGTTTGGGGGAGGCGCTACCCGGGAAGGGGAGATAGTGCGTGAGCAATTCAGAAAGCTAATTTGAAAAAAATTTTCTGAAAAATTTTTCTGTAGAAATTCCTTGTGCGCATCTTGTGTATACTCGGCTCCGAGGCCCGCAGTCGGGATGGGGAAGTGGAAGCCGAAGAGCACACTTGTACAGTGTGCGGTCAGGTCCTTCCGATAGGAGATTTTGAGCGGCTCAAGGACGGCTGGCTCAGGAGCACTTGCCGCAAATGCGTGATGATCCAGCGGAACACAGCTGTTTCCGGATCGTACGAGGCGTATCTACGTCGCCTTTTGACCAAATCAAAGTCCGCCCGCAAAGCTACCCACGAGTTCAAACTCACCATCGACGACCTAATGGACCTCTGGCAACTGCAAGAGGGCCGTTGTGCAGTGTCCGGTGTTTTCATGACCCATCATGCCGATGGCCTGGGCAAGAAAGAGTTCAATGCGTCCATCGACCGTATAGATGGAAACAAGGACTACGTGCGGGGGAACGTGCAGCTTGTGGCATACCGCATTAATATCTTAAAACACACCCTAAGTACGGATATGCTCTATTGGTGGGTGAAGACTATTTACCACCACTCTTGTGATTAATTCACTCTCGGACTACTATCGCGCCTAATGGACCACGTACCGATGATAGCGTTAGACGGTTTAGACAGCGCCGTACTTGGTACAGGCGTAAAAGACGGCGTTGAAGTGCTCGTTTACGACGCCTATATGGTCCTAGAGATGTTGTACGAAGCCGGGCACGTAGATATGTCCATCGAGGACTACCTAGAACAAGCGGGCGTAAACGGACACGGCATCACCGCCCCCTTATTCGTATTCTTGGATGACAATGTCAGAGCAGAGCTTATCGAAGCTAGAACACGAGGCCCCGTTAGCGTCCACTGACGCTGACATCGAACGCCTGGAGTTTGAGTCCCAGTTACCGTACATGGGGCTCCAGTTAGGTGACCTTACGGTACAGCAGGAGCGCCTTGTCCTGGGGATCGTAAGCGGCATGTCCGTTGCCGCCGCAGGCCGAGCCGCCGGCTACTCCCATGCCCCGGCAGCCCTTGAGGCGTCCAAACGCCCCAAGGTGCGCCAAGCCATTGACTATTATCGTGAGCAGATGCGCGAAGAGGTGAACTTCACCCGCACCAACGCGCATATGATGTACATGGAGGCCTATCAGTCGGCCGCCAACGCCACGGAAATGAAGAACACCGTTGACTCTCTGGTGAAGTTGCACGGTTTAGGCATGCCGGACCAAGCCACCCAGATCAATATCAACGTGAACACTAGCGCTAAGCAGCTTGAGCGTATGTCGGATGAAGAGTTGTTGCAGATCGCAGGTAAGGGCAACGACTATCTGGAACCGGATAAAAGTTGAATATCGAAGTCCCCAAGCGGAAGTGTAAGCGGTGCAAGAACCTGCACCCCGAGACGCTCTTCAGTGAGGGGGTAGAGGGACTCTGCTGTTACTGTAAGGCAGATGATGTGGAGGCGCTCCCACCGCCAGCTCCGGTGGAGGGGGACACGGGCGAAGAGGAGCTGTCCGTTGAGGATAAGGCACGAAAAGAACTCGCACTACGAATCCTTACGCGCAAACGATTACTTCCCTTCGTCGAGCGCTTCAATCCTGACTACGCTGCTGGTTGGGTGCATAAGGATATCTGCCGCCGCCTTGAGAAATTCTCTCAGGATGTTGTGGAGAAAAAGTCGCCAAGGCTTATGCTATTTATGCCGCCCCGCCACGGAAAGTCCACGCTTGCGTCGATTGCGTTCCCAGCTTGGCATTTGGGTCGAAATCCGGATCATGAGTTTATCTCCTGTTCTTACTCCGGTTCGCTCGCTATGGGCTTCAGCCGTAAGGTGCGTCAGCTCCTTCGCGAGCCGACATATAAAACCGCGTTTAAGACCCGTCTGGACCCCGATAGCCAATCTGCTGAAGCATGGCTTACCAGCTCTGGCGGTGGATTCGTTGCTGCTGGTGTTGGCGGCGGTATTACTGGTAAGGGTGCTCACGTATTAGTAATCGACGACCCGGTAAAAAACCGTGAAGATGCTGAAAGTCAAAACAACCGAGACGCCAACTGGGACTGGTATACGTCGACTGCATATACGCGACTTGCTCCCGGCGGCGGTGTTCTTGTCATTCTTACTAGGTGGCATGATGATGATCTGGCTGGCCGATTGCTTAAAGCGACTGCGGAAGGTGGTGACGATTGGGAAGTGGTCCGTTATCCGGCCATTGCGGAGGAAGATGAAGAGTTTCGGATCGCGGGTGAGCCGCTTCATCCGGAGCGCTACGACTTCGAAGCCCTCACCCGAATCCAAAAAGCCGTAGGGCCCCGAGACTGGTCTGCGCTGTACCAGCAGAACCCGGTAGCGGACGACGGGGACTATTTTACTAGGGACATGATCCAGTATTATGACCCTGAAGACATTGATTATAACCAGATGCGTTTTTATGCCGCATGGGACTTAGCCATCGGCAAAAAGGACAGGAACGACTACTCCGTTGGCATGGTCATCGGGGTAAACGAGTACGACGAACTTTTTATCATGGACGTTGTCCGTGGACGATTTGACGGCTTTGAACTGGTCGAGCGTATTTTAGATTTGTACGAGCAGTGGAAACCGTCGATCATTGGTATTGAAAAAGGGCACATCGAGATGGCCCTTGGACCGTTCTTGGAGAAACGTGTTCGTGAGCGCGGGCTCTACGAAGCGTACTTCAAGGACCTTAAAACCGGGCGTAGGGATAAGGAAGCACGCGCTCGTGCCATCCAGGGTCGGATGCAGCAGGGCATGGTGTACCTGCCGCGTAATGAAATTTTCACTGGGCCGCTGGTAGCTGAGCTGCTGCGTTTCCCGAACGGGGTACATGATGATCAGGTTGATGCTCTAGCGTGGCTCGGTCTCATGATGACGGAATTTGCTACCTACCAAGCGCCCGTGGTCCGCGAGCCTTCTTGGCGAGACAGGCTGGACTATATCGGCAAAACGCCTCGCCAACGATCAGCGATGAGTGCGTGATATGGCTATAACTAAAAGTGCTAAGCGTATGACCCCCGGCGAACAGCAGGAAGTCGCCAGTCGTCAGTGGGACCGATACATCCGAGCCCGTGACAACGGTCACCTTGAGTACATTGAGACGGCCAAGAAGTGCGACGCCTACTATCGCGGTGATCAGTGGGATGAGGCGGACCTATCCGCCCTTGAGGCCCAGGGCCGTCCTGCCCTGACCATTAACGCCATTCTCCCGACCGTGAACACGGTCCTCGGAGAACAGTCCACGCGCCGTGCAGATGTGCGCTTTAAGCCCCGGCGCAATGGTGACAGCGACGTAGCTAACACGCTGACCAAGCTGTACATGCAGATCGCGGATAACAATAAGCTCGACTGGGTCGAGCAGCAGGTGTTCAGCGACGGCCTCATCATGGATGGCCGGGGATTCTTTGACGTTCGCATGGACTTCAGTGACCATGTGGAAGGCGAAATTCGGATCATGGCTAAAGATCCGTTGGACATCCTCGTTGATCCAGATGCCAAGGACTACGATCCCAAAACGTGGAACGAGGTCTTTGAAACCAAATGGATGACGCTCGACGAAATCGAAGAGCTGTACGGGAAGAAAAAAGCCGAAGAACTGCGCTTCATCGCAGAGAACGGCAACAGTTTCGGGCGCGACTCAATCGAGTACGAAGAAACGCGCTATGGCGACCTTGACCAGACCGACGACTATTTCGGGGCCGGTATCCCTGGCGACGAGGAGTACCGCAACGTCCGTGCGCTGCGCGTCATTGAGCGTCAGCATCGGCGCATGCACCGTGTTGACTGCTACGTAGACCCCCTCACCGGGGACCAACGTGACGTACCCGAAAGCTGGTCTGACGCCAAGGCGAAGAAGTTCGCTAGGCAGCACAGCTTAAACATCATTTCCAAGGTGAAGCGCCGCGTTCGCTGGACCGTTACCTGTGACAAGGTGGTGCTCCACGACGACTGGTCGCCCTACGATGACTTCACAGTTGTTCCTTATTTCGCGTACTTCCGTCGGGGCCGCCCCTTTGGCATGGTGCGTAACCTGCTTAGCCCGCAGGAGCAGCTGAATAAGATCGCGAGTCAGGAGCTGCACATCGTCAACACTACCGCCAACAGTGGCTGGGTGGTGGAGAGCGGTTCGCTCGTGGGTATGACGGCGGACGATCTGGAGGAGCACGGGGCCGAGACCGGTCTGGTGCTTGAGTACAACCGTGGTTCACAACCGCCGTCCAAGATCCCGCCGAACCAGATCCCCACGGGGCTCGACCGCATCAGCCAGAAGGCTGCGCTAAACATCAAAACCATCAGCGGCATCAACGACTCCATGCTCGGGTCGGACAGCGCTGAGGTGTCTGGCGTAGCCATCCAGGCCAAGCAGAATCGCGGCGTCATCATGATTCAGGTGCCGCTAGATAACCTGCGTAAGGCCCGGCACTACCTCGCGGAGAAGGTGCTCAACCTGATTCAGCGCTTCTACACCGAAGAGCGGATCATCATGATCACCAACGAGGATGACCCGCTCCAGCCCCGCGAGCCTATGGTTATTAACGCGATGACTCCCGAGGGGCGCATCGTTAACGACCTGACCCTGGGTGAATATGACGTTGTGATAGCAACGGCGCCGGCTCGGGATAGCTTCGACGAAGTGCAGTTCGCTGAGGCGCTCAACATGCGGCAAATCGGGGTGGCTATCCCTGACGATGCCATCATTGAGTACAGCCATCTGGCCCGTAAGCAGGAGCTGGCTAAGCGCATTCGCATGCTCACTGGTCAGGAGCCGCCGACGCCAGAGCAG